AGTCCATCAACAGCATTGATATCTATGAAGGCTACTCAATTAAAGATTAGTCGTAAATGGAATTCAATCATGATGGGGCTCAAGCTTCAAGGTAAGAACGGCTTATTCACACCGCCAACATATAGCCACATTTATAATCTAAAGACTGTTCAAATGTCGAATGACAAAGGAACATGGTTTGGATGGGATGTATCTAAAGTTGGTCCGGTTACAGATAAAGGTGTTTATGCGATTGCTAAAAGCTTTGCTGAAAAAAATAGCAAGGGTCAAGTAAAAGTAAAACACGGATCTGACGAATCAAAAAACGATTCACCATACTAACAGTATCCTAGGAGGCGGGCGCTGAAGCGAGAGTGGGGGCGCCCGTTTAAAATATAAATTATGTTTAAAGAAATATTTAAAGGACTAGAAAGAGCTCATGGTTGTACTAAAATAAGTGCGCCGGCTGAGAATGGGGTTAAGGTAAAAGGACAATCTTTTGTAGTACGTCAACCAGTGACAGACGATCTCTGGAGAATGCATCTGCAGGGAACTCAAAGTTTAGGAATTATTCCAATCAATGAAAACGATCAATGTGTGTGGGGATGTGTAGATATAGATTCATACGCAGGATTTGATCATAAAAAATTAATTAATAAAATAAAACAGTTTAATCTACCGCTGGTAGTATGTAGGTCAAAGAGTGGGGGAGCCCATGTCTTTTTGTTTACCACAGAATCGGTATCAGCAGAAAGAATGAGAGACAAACTTACAGAGATAAAAACACTACTAGGCTACGGCGGATCAGAAGTATTTCCAAAACAAATTAAATTAAAATCACAAGATGACACAGGGAATTTCCTTAACTTACCCTACTTTAATGGTGATAATACAACAAGATATGCATTTAAAGACGATGGTACAGCAGCAAATTTAGAAGAATTTTATGAGATCTACAATAACGTAAAACAACTAGATGTTGGTCTTATAAAAGTACAGAGGCCCCAATCAGAATTTTCTGACGGGCCTCCGTGCATAGAACTTATGGCTATAAATAAAATACCAGAAGGTGGTAGAAACAATGCGATGTTTCATTATGGTGTTTATGCTAAAAAGAAATGGCCGGCAGAATGGAAAAGTAAGATGACTGTCTTTAATATAGAAGCATCAACTACACCATTAAGTGAATCAGAAGTAGATATAATTAAACGACAACACGATAAAAAAGATTGGGGCTATAAGTGTAATGATACTCCAATGTGTAATTTATGTGATAAAAAATTATGTAGAGAAAGAAAATTTGGAATAGGAGATGAATTAGTCTTTCCTTTATTAGCTGATCTACAAAAAATTAAATTAGAAAAACCATATTACTATCTTAATGTTGATGGAGAAAGACTACATTTAGAAAATGTTAAATATTTAAAACAACAAAGCTTATTTCAAGAAGCATGCATGGAACAATTAGATTTTAAACCACCAACAGTGAAGCCTAAAGACTGGGATATGATTATAAATCCATTGATGAAGAATCACGAACCTGTGGAAGCACCAGAGGGTGTAACAACAGCAGATCAATTAAGAAATCATTTAGAAGAATTTTGTTTAAACAGACACATTGGAACAGCTATTACCGATCTTAAAAATGGAGGTGTATGGAATAATGAAGGATTTCATCATTTTATATTTAGCAAATTTTATACTCACTTTTTAATTAGACAACGATGGGATATTAATTATCAACGTACAGCTCAGATGCTAAAAGAATTTTGCAATTGTGAAGACACTAGGGTTGGTAAAAATAGAATATCAGTATTTTCTGTTAAACAATTTGACAAAAGAAAAGATGATTATGTTCAAAAAGAATTAAAACCAAAGGACGTATTTTAATCATGTTAACCGCGTCACATGCCCAAAGATGCTACAAGCAAAAAAGAAAGGAGGTATATAGATGAATAAAGAATCAGAAAAACAAAAATTTAGAGGAAGTCATGTGGCTATACTTGGTAATAAGTTTAAGTTGAATGGAATGAAACATTCAGGAACTATTTCTGAAGTAAAGTATGAAAGTGACTACAATAAGTTTTTAATCTTGGAACAAAACAGAGATATTGACGAAAAAGCTGTCAACAATCTTGTTGTTTCAATCAAGAAAAAAGGACAACTCCAACCTATAATTGTTAATGATAAGTTTGAAATCATTGATGGTCAACATAGATTGGATGCTTGTGAAATACTTGGCGTCCCAGTCTCTTACATCGTAAGTAATAAGGCTACAATAAAAGACGTTGTCTTGATAAATAACACTCAAAAACCCTGGGGAAACCTAGATTATTTGAAAACGTTTTGCCACAAGAGTCATTCTAACCATGAGGAGTACATAAAAGTTAAAAACTTTTTAGATGAACATGGTTTACTTTTTGGTATTTCACTAGACTTATTGACGGCAGGCGCTTATGGAAACGGCGGGCGGGATAGTGCTGGTGCTAAAACTTTTAAAGAAGGTACATTTAAAATTAAGAATCTGGAACAAGCGAACAGATGGGCAACACAACTTAATAAGATCAAGGCGTTTGCACCACAACTTGTAAAGAGTCGTAAATTTTGTATTGGTTTTAGAAAAGTACAAAAGTTAGAACACTTTTTACTGAGTCTGGCCTACGAACAAATAGAAAAAAATATCCGAAAGTTCGACAGATGTCAGAATCAAGAAGACTGGAATGAGGCTATGGTTAAAGCATACAATCATAACCTAAAAAAAACAAATAAAAGAATCTCAATTAAAAAAGAAGGGTTCTAACAGATGGGCCCTTCGGGGCCCATTTTTAAAAATTATGAAAACAATAGTATTAGGACCACCAGGTACAGGAAAAACAACTACATTATTAAATAAGGTAGATGATTATTTAAAAGAAACAGATCCAGATAGAGTTGGATATTTTGCTTTCACACAAAAAGCTGCATATCATGCGCGAGACGAAGCAATTAAAAAATTTAATTTAACTGAAGATGATCTTCCATACTTTAGAACATTACACTCACTAGCATTTAGAAAATTAGGATTAAAGAAAGATCAGGTGATGCAGTCAAGACACTATAAAGATCTTGGAGAAAAACTTGGATTTCCTGTAACGTATGCGGAACATCAACAAGATCACGGTATTTTTACTTCTGATAGTGAGTATTTACAAATTATTAATCTAGCTAAAGTAAGAAATATTACTTTAGAGCAACAGTTCAACAAACGGGAGCACACCCAAGACTTAGAATTAAATAAATTACATATTATTTCTAATGAACTCCGGAGATATAAAAAAGAATATAATTTAATAGATTTTAATGACATGATTTTAGATTTTACTAAATCTGATAAATCTCCAAAATTTGATGTTGTATTTATTGATGAAGCACAAGATTTGTCTTTAATGCAATGGGACATGGCACGTTCTATTTGGAATAAGACAGAAGATGCCTTTATTGCAGGGGATGATGATCAGGCTATTTTTAAATGGGCTGGCGCACACGTAGATTCTTTTATAGCCTTACAGGATCAAATGATAAACCTTCCTCTTATTCAATCACACAGAATACCTATTAAAGTCCATCAATTAGCAATGGGAATTATAAATAGAATTAAACATAGAATAGATAAAACATGGCAACCTAAAACTAGTGAAGGAAGTCTGCACAGACACTTTGGTATTGAATCAGTAAACATGTCTTCTGGTGAATGGCTAGTTTTAGCTAGAACTAAACACATGTTAAGAGAAATAGAAGATGTTCTGCACCGTAAGGGCTTGTATTATGAAACTAGACATAAACGTAGTTATGAAAAAGATATTCAAGAAGCGGCCCAAGATTGGGAACATTTACGTCAAGGACAATTATTATCTTATAAACAAATAGAAAAAATTTATGGATATATGTCTCCTAAACATAGAGAGAAAACTTTGATGTATGGAATGACCAAAGGATCTTTTTATGGTATTGATCAATTAACTAAAGACTTTGGATTAAATACTAAAAAAGTTTGGTTTGAAGCCTTTGATGATGCAGGCACCATACGAATAGAATATTTAAGAAAGATGAGAGCTAATGGTGAACAATTAAATAAAAAACCAAGAATAGAACTCTCTACTATACACGCAGCTAAAGGTGGTGAATGTGAAAACGTAGTTTTATTAACAGATCTTACTAAAACTACTTTAGAAACATATCAAAAAAATCCTGATGATGAAAATAGATTATTTTATGTGGGTGCAACACGTACAAAAGAAAATTTACATATTATAGAACCAAAGCGTGCAGAGAAAGCATTTATCATATGAAACCATATGACAAACAAATTGGTGGAACACACTATCAGAAATTTAAAATTCAGCCAAGTAAATTCGTAATCGAAAATGAGTTGCTATATCCTGAGGGATGCGTTATAAAATATATCTTGAGACACAGACTGAAAGGAAAAAGACAAGATTTAGAAAAAGCAATCCATTTTATAGAAATGATTATTGAACGAGACTACACAGAGAAAAAAGATTTTTTAGAAGAAGCTGAAAAAGAAAAGAAAGAATTAGAAGAATCATATCAAGAATCAGTAAGACAAACCAAAGAACGTAAATCAAAAGACTGGGCCACAGGCTATAACAAATGGAAGAAAAATAAATGATACAACAACCACTTTTTAAACCACAGACAGAGTGGTTACCACCAGAAGAATTTCCAGATTTATCTAAATATGATGAAATTTCAATAGACCTAGAAACTAAAGATCCTAATTTAAATATAAGTAGAGGCTCTGGTTCTGTCGTAGGAGTAGGAGAAATTGTAGGAGTAGCTGTGGCTGTTAAAAACTGGTGCGGGTATTATCCGATCGCTCATGAAGGTGGTGGCAATATGGATAGAACTAAAGTTCTTAAATGGTTTCAAGGCGTATTAAATACACCAGCAACAAAAATCTTTCACAACGCCATGTATGACGTTTGTTGGATACGCGCGTTAGGTTTAAGTATCAGCGGTAAAATAGTGGACACGATGATTGCATCGGCCCTTGTTGATGAAAATCA